TCTTCAAGACTGGCAATGGTAGCGGCCTGTTGGCTTACCCACCACACACCAGCGGCAAGTTGGACGGCCATAGCTGCCACAAGGGCTACAGGTAACTTTAGGTTTTCCATCACTTCCTCTTAAACAACGCCTGCGCACCCCGGACACCGAAGCTGGCGCTTATTGCGATACCTAACGAATAAAAATACCAGTCCGGCGCTTTGGAAAGTTGCTCAAACCCACGATCTACCCACCCTTCTGCACCGGGAATGAAGGCTAAAATCAGCGGGATTGACAGCACAATTACGAACCATTCGTCTTTCCACGAGGACTTCGCGCCTTCTGCCATGATGCGCTCCCAATCGGCAACGCTCGTATGTTCAGATAGCATAATCTTTGCCTTGGCTTCTGCCTCGGTCAGCTTGAGCTTGGCTTCCGCAGCCTGCTTAGTAGTCTTTGCGTCCAGCCAACCTCCTGCGAGATTAGCGATCGGACCTATCAGAGCTTGAAGCATTCTTACTCTCCATTGCATTAAAACCAAAATATGCAGCGGCTATGCCGGATGCACCAATCACATACACAGCGGCAATTTCCGCCATTAATTTCGCAGCGGTGTCTAAGCCCGTCACAGAAGCCACTAGAATAACCAAAGGGTACAGGATCATACCAGACAGCGCAAACCAAGTCATGCGCCTCTGCGCGTCTCTCTTGGCATCTGCGTCTTCCATTCGGCGGCGGCGATCTTCCAGCATAATTTCATGCTCAACCGGATCAATCTTGCCATTCCCGTTCAGATCGTACTCATTCGGCATCTTCTAAACTCCTTGCGTACTCTACAGCATATCGTTTGTGGTGCGTTATTATAACAACTTTTCCGTTTTTGTCATATACAACGTAATCGCCACGTTTATTTCGGTATAACCTCAAAGCAATACACCGTTGTTTGGCTCGTAGTTATCAAGACTTTTGCATCCTCAAGGGCTTCTCTACACTCGTTTTCAGTAGTGAACTGATTGAGTTGATAATGCTCAATGTTGTTATTCATAACTTGAAACCAGATTAAAAACCACATTACCACTTCCCCTGACTTCTACCCATGAAATACAGTACGATAGCCAAACCAATGAGGCCTGAAAGCACAAGCAAAATACCCACGGTCCACTCTATAATAGCTCGTTTAAGTTCTTCTTTCCTGTAAATTTCTTCTTTACGTTGCTTTCGCATCTGCGCCTCGATATGTAAAACTTCCTCCCAAGCGGAGGGTCCGTACTGAAAACTTATGAAGTTCTTGATTTCCTTGCGCATTTCCGACATTTTCTTTTTTTGAGCGAAGATTTCGATGGCGCTATGCGTGTCAGATCCTTTGAATTTATACCAAGGGGGGTTCTTGATTTGCTCTTCAGCGAAAGCAAAATCGCTGCAAGCCTTGCCCCACTTACCAAGTTGGCCTGTGATGTCTTGAAGTTCACGGCCTACGGAAATGCCCTGCTTGATGGCATTATAAGCAGATGTGGCGAGGCCAACGGCTGTAATAGGATCAATCATGCGTCCATGTACCTCGCAGGGCAGTAAGCGTCTGGGTGGACAACGTGACGTTTATCGTACCACTGGCCGTTCGTACCCCCCGGTGCGCCGCAGTCGTAGTAGCAGGCTTTATAAAACAACGTGCCGTAATTGTTTACGAAAGTGTGTCCAAACGACACGAAGACCAACGCGCACAGCACTAGAACTCTCCGACAAACCTCTGGGGTCGGGCTATCGGACTAAACCGTTTATTAACCATGCCGCCAGAGGAATATTTAGTCTTTCCTGCATTGCTTAACGCAATGGCAACCGCCTGCTTCTGCGGTTTTCCAGCAGCCATTTCAGTCTTGATGTTCTGGCTGATTACATCTTTTGAGCGGCCTTGTTTAAGAGGCATGGTATCATCCCCCTTGTCGCATCTTATCACGTTGAACTTGGATGCGCTCCCGATTCACTTCGTTACGATTGTCCGCGATCTCTTCTTGGCTTTCAATCCGAGCCGCTGCGGACGCGGCCTGCTGTTGCATCTTCTGAAGTTCGATCAGCATATCACCCTGATCTTCCTCTGTCTTACGCTGCAAATCTTTCTCTTTCAGAGCCAACTCTTGCATACGAATCTGGACCAGTGGGTCGCTCATCGGATCGTTGCCCGCTGGAAGTAACCCCGGCAGTATCTCTGCCATGATCTTCTCCATTTGCAGCGATATCAACTTCTCCATCTGCCCTGGATCCTGCATATCCTGCTGAACCTGCGCGATTTGCTGTTGCGCCGCTACCGGATCGATAGCTCCGCTTTGAGCCGCCAACTGTGCCTGTCCAATAATCCCTTCGATCTCCGCCATAACCATTAGGCGAGACTTCTGAGAAACGTGCTCCATAACGTGGGAGTAGAACGTACCCATGACTTGAGGCGATGTAGACACCAAAGGAGTCTTCATGAACGCCATGTGCATACGAATATGCGCGTCATGGTCCTGCTCTGGGAATGTGTTCAGGATTTCGCCCATCAACGCACGGGCATTCTCGATGGCCGGATCCAGTGGCTGCGGCTGGGGTGGTGGTGGGAGAACCTCGTCAATGTTCTGAACCTCAAGGGCCTGATACATTCGACGATACGCCGCATGCAAGTTGTGAATCTGTGGGTTGGATTGCGCAAGCTGCAACTGGGTTTGTGCCAACGTGACCCGCTGTGCCATCGAGAATATGTTCGGGTCACTGACCGGAATAACATCCACACGCCCGTCAAAGTCTTCAGCCATAACCATCCGGTCACCGCCGACAACGTCGTAAGGATACCCATCTGCGGGCATATTGTCCCTAAAGATCCGAGCTAGAACACGAAACTCTTGACGCTGTGCGTAATGCAGCCGCTTGTGGATAGCTGACATAACTTTCATGCCACGTTCCAGCATAGCCACTGTAGTCCCCACAGGAGCCGCTGCGTTGCCATCTCCTGTTTGTTGGTCTGCCAGTGACACAAAACGTCTTCCGCCCTCTATGAGGGCTCCTAGAAGCTGTGCGAGGGTGGCTGAAGGCTCTTTGTACGGAAGCGGAATGATTGCGTCCCTGATGTTGCCACCAGGAGCGTCAATATCCCGCCATTCTCCGGGTTGTAAGGGTTCGTCGTCATTACGAACCCTTACGCCCCGAGCCTTGAACCCAGCTGGGAGGTTTGCCAAGGTTCCGGCGTCGATCAACTGGCGAAGAATACTCGTAGCTGCGCGGCCCAATCCACCAATCATGTGGATCAAACCAAAGCCATAGAACCCTAAACCAGGCATAAACTTGTAGTGTACGAAGTACTGCATCTTCTTAGAGATGCCTGTGCCCTCTTCAAAGTTACGGCGGATGGACAGAATATTCCCTGACCCCTCGTCCAGAGTAACAATATACGGAATCGCAATACCTGTTGGCTCCCCATCAGGAGCCATGTCCTCAAAGCCCTCGATGTCCAAGTCAACATGCATCTCAAGGATCGTGTACACTTCGTCCGAGTAAGTGCGAGACGTGCCTTGAAGCTCGTCTACCTTCTCGCGGACCTCGTCCTCTTGGTTATACTTGCTTAACTCTACGTCACGGTAGAATCCAGCTAACTGCATCTTGCGGATGTCGTTGCCGTCCATGCGTAGAACGTGCGTAACACGCGAAGCGGTAGCCAAATCAGACGCAGCATACGGCACAACCAAATCTTGCGCCGGAACGAACTTGGAGACCGCCCGTTGTTTAGCTTCGTCAAAGTAAACTTTCTTAAACGTAGACCCCGAAAGCGGTAAATAGAACAGAAGCTGATCCATATCAGGGTCGAACTCTTCCATAACTTCCATGATCTGGTAGTTCATGAAGTCTTTTACACGAGCCGCCTGCTCTTCACGAGCCACGTCCTGCAAACCCAAGACCTGAGTCTTGACTGGGCCACCCGATGGCAGCAACTCTTTGTACGCCTGTGCTTGGAACTGAGTGACACTCTCGGCAATCAACGGGTGAGTTACCCCCGATGCCCCTTGGAACGGCTGTGTGCGCTCGTCATACTTAACGCCAAGCTGGTCTAAGCCTTGTGTGTATGTCTCTTCCCACTCCGAACGAGACTCCATATCGTCTTCGTATGATGCGCGTA